ACTAACCCAACTGCGGCTACCCCACTGAGGCCCCGCAAGGAGGAAAAATGACTACCCAAGAACAGGAAAATCTAGGCCCCTATCGTGGCAAGTATCGCTCTGACTTAGAGGATGATGCACAAAACGAACAGGCTACCCTAGAAGATAGTGAAATTGAAAGCAATATTGTTGATGATGAAACCATTTCCATCTCTACGCAAGTACAGACGGAAGAGCATGATTACAAAAAACGCTATGATGATCTCAAGAAGCACTACGACTCCAAGCTCTACGAGTGGAGGGAGGAGCGTGAAGAGCTTCTACAAAAGCCGCAGCCTATGCAGGAATACCCTGAAGAGAATGCGGATATTGAAAACTTTAAAGAGAACTATCCTGACGTTTATAATGTAGTTGAGGCTATGACTACTAAAAATTCTACGAAAGAAGTTCAGGAACTTAAACAAGAGATAGAACGTCTTTCACAGAAAGAAGAGCAGTTACAAGCTAAAAGTGCTTACCAAGAGTTGTTAGCCCTGCATCCAGACTTCTCTGATATCAAGAAGTCAGACCAGTTTAAAGAATGGTTAGGAAAGCAGCCACCCAACATCTCTGATGGAATCACCAAAAACAACAACGATGTTCAGTACGCTTCTCGCGTTCTAGATTTGTACAAAGCCGATACAGGCAGTACAAAAAAACCAAGAGGTCGTCCCTCTAAGAAACAGTTAGAAGCCGCAGCAGAGGCTGTTACTCGGACCAGTCCGGTTAATGTCTCTACAAATAGCGGTGCTAACAAGAAAGTGTGGACAACCTCAGAGATACGTAGACTTAAACCGCATGACTTTGACAGGCTTGAAGCAGAGCTAGATCAGGCGAATGCGGAGGGACGTATCGTTAATGGCTAAACTTATATAGAAAGGTTAAGGAAATGGCTGTTGGTGTATCCGCCGGTTACGGTAATCTTCCGTCCGGTAATTTCCAAGCCGAAATCTATAGCCAGAAGGTTCTCAAGTTTTTCCGCCGTGCGTCAGTTGTAGAAGATATTACTAACACTGACTATGCGGGGGAGATTGAGAATTTCGGTGACACGGTTCGCATTATGAAAGAACCCACTGTCTCGATTTCAACGTATACCCGTGGTGCTGTGGTTACTCCGCAGGACTTGGCAGACGATGAAATTCAATTGACTGTAGATCAGGCTCAAGCGTTTGCGTTCAAGGTAGATGATATCGAAGAACGTCAATCGCACGTTAACTTTGAGGCGCTTGCTACCTCTTCAGGTGCATTCTCTCTCAAACGTAACTACGACAAAAATGTACTTCAGGCTATGATTGATGGTGCAGGTATCAAGGGCGCTTCTGGCTCCGTTGAAACCGACGCCAATCTTGGTACTTCAGGTACTCCTCATACGATGGCTGGCAGCGATGCTGGTGATGAGGCTGTGCAGATCATCGCTCTTATGGCGCGTCACCTAGATCAGGCTGATGTTCCAGAAGAGAACCGTTGGTTTGTAGCGCCCCCGCGTTTCTATGAAACTCTCTACAAAGCGGGTGCTAAAATTGCGGAAGTTCAAGTAACTGGTGACGATCAGTCCCCCATGCGTAATGGGATGCTGACGGCTCAAAAAGTTATGGGCTTCACGCTGTATAAATCCAATGCCCTTCGTCAGTCTGCTGATGCGACTACGACGACGGACATGGTATCACTCAGTGGCGTTGCTACCGGAGAGAACATTGTTCTTGCCGGTCACATGTCGTCAACGGCCACTGCTAACTCCATTGCTAAGACTGAAGTTATTCGCGATCCCGATTCCTTTGCGGATGTGGTTCGCGGTCTGCACGTATATGGCCGTAAGGTCATTCGTCCAGAAGGCTTGGTCCTTGGCATTGTTGATTACGCATAAGGGAGGTATGAATTATGGCTACTTATGATCGTACTATTTCCGGCGGTGGAACCGCTGGTCATCCCTCGCGTATGCCCACTCCGTATGTGATTACTTCACAGGTTTGGGATACTGCCGATGGTGGTGCTGGAGGAGACGTTGTACAGCTTGTAGACGTTCCTGCAGATACCATGATTGTTGCTGGTGCGCTTGAAGTTCTTGAAGCGCGTGGTAATGCTCAGATTACTATGGATATTGGCTTTACTGGTGGTGATGTAGACTGTTTTATTGACGGTTCTGCATGTGCCGCTGGCTTCTCGCCTTTCCTTGAAGCCGCTGTTGGGGCTTCCGGGGCGAATGCTCGTATCCTAACAAGTGCTGACACGATTGACGCCCTCATCCTTGATGCTGGTTCGTCTGGTGAAAGTGCGCTTCGTTTCCGCATTCACGTTTGCATGGTTGACATTTCGCGCAACCCGCTTACGGAAGCGGCTACGGTGTCGTCGGGTACGTAATTGTACCAAAGGTTTCTGTGGGGTTCCTTTTAAAAACCCCACCCTTCAAATTGTTTTGATATTGAATTGACGGAGGTGCATATGTTTATCAAACTACTAACCGAAGATGAAGTAAAGTTTTGTCTGGACAAGATTGACCAGAACACGTTTAAGAATGGGGAAAATACTGCTCCTGATCTAGAAGACCTGAAGAGCAACAAAGAATCTAAAGGTGTTCCAGACGAGGTAAGGAAGCTGATTACCGACAAGCTATACGATACACATTACATTGACAGCGTGTATTGTCCTACCAGAGTATCAGTGAATTTTTATAACAAATACATGGAGGGGGACTACTACGACCTGCATGTAGATGCTTTTAAGGCCCGACCAAAATCAAACAATGTATTTTTTGACTACGGTTGGAGCATAAACTTAACAGACGATTACGAGGGTGGGGAGTTTACATTAGCAACTCCTGTAGGCCAGATAGGTAAGAAACTAAACGCTGGAGAAGCGGTAATCTTCCCTATCATTTACCCTCACGGTGTAGAAAAAGTTACTAAAGGATTTAGGCAAAATATAATTGGATGGATGTCTTCTAACGTATCTTATGAGCAGTCTTTTATTTTGCAAAACATGTACGAAGTAAATACATATCTTATGAAGGCTCAAAAGGACATGTTTACAAAATCAACACTGGTTCAAACGTATTTAAAGAAGGCTTGGGGCATGTAATGTGAAATGTATCTTAACAGTATTGGCTTTTTTAGTTTATTCAACAACTAGCCATGCACAGGCACCTCCTGCTGCATGTCTTCCCGCTGGTGATTTTGCATCTGAAGCAGAACAATACGGAGAATATCCTGCTTTTATGTTTAAAGATATTGTATACGGAATACTGTTCACAATGTACATAAACCCTAAAACCAGATCATATACACTGACAGGCATCTCCGATGCAAACCCAGAATTTGAATGCCTCTCGTCTGTTGGTCTTGGTTTTAGCCCCGTAGTAAATAAAGTAAAAGGAACAGAATCTTGACCTCAACACTATCAAGAGCGGTGCGACTAAGAAATGCTGCAGTTGCGCTTGACGGCACAAGCCAGACAACTGTGTACACTGTTCCTGCTGGTCACGATGCTGTTCTAAAGAACATAATTATCTGTGAGACTTCGGGCAATGCTACACCTGTAACCCTAGAGCTTACAGATGCAAGTGCTAGTGCTACCTATAAGCTGCTCGGTAGCAAGAGTGTAGCGGCAAATGATTTTGTATTGCTTGCTCTAGAATTAAACCTGAACGAGGGAGATATCATAAAGTTAACCGCAGGAACTGCTGATAGAATAGAGGCAGTGTTAACTATAGATGAACTCTTTTTAGCTAACAGTTAGGCAAGCCATGAATTATGTAGAACTAATTAACGCTGTACTGCTCGACCTTAACGAGACAACTATTGCAGAAAGTGCTGCAGGGCTGTCTGGCACACGGGGCGTACAGACTACAGTTAAAAAAGATATAAACAAAGCTATCCGCGATATTGATGCTGAATACATACAGTGGCCGTGGCACTTTCACAATGGAAGGTACACGCTGTTTGGCGGCAAGGGCACGTATAAGTACCCGGTAAAAGTAGAAGTGTCCAGCGTTAGTGGGGGCTTTACCATTAACGAAATGATTACGGGGGGTACGTCCTCTGCAAAAGGTATTCTGCGTAGGGTGCCGCCGCATGGAGGACACACAGACGAACAGTACATGCTGATCGAGCCTATAGAGGGTGCTTTCCAATCTTCTGAAACTTTAACAGGTGTATCTTCCACATTTACAGCTACATCCGGTGACATTACTTTCTGCACAGACGTAGACTATGACAGCTTCTTCTTGCGCCCTCAGAATCTTATCCGGCAGGGAGACTTTGATAAGACCTTTACTTTAGGTTCCTTCTGGGACAGCAGAAGCACAGACCCTGCAGGAACAAGCACCTCTGGAACTCCTGCCCTTAGTAATTCGGTTAGTGGTAGGACATATGCTGCAGGAGTTTTGCGCTTAAATGCTGGGTGCGTTGATCAGGCAATACCTACGATAGAAAACAGAACGTACCGCATCACAGCAAGGATAGCCTCTGCAACTATCTCTTCTACCTCTGAAACACTAAACGTATTTGCAGGGTCTAGCGCCGATAAGGACTCTGACTTATCTACTACGTTTACTATTACAAATGTAGGCGGTGGAGAGATTAAGACTGCTACCTTTACAGCTTCTACACAACAAACTTTTATTAGCCTTAGTAACACCGCGTCACAAAATCTTGACGTAGACTTTGTAGAAGTATTTGAGGCTGATGCTTCAGCTACTACTCTTAAATATAAATCTTTTGAGGAGTATCACGAAGGGCTTGGGCGGCACCATTCTTCGTATAGACAAAATGAGTTCTTAGCTCTGTCTGCACCAGACGATGGGTTTAACAGCCCCGACTGTGTGTACCGTGTGAGGAGCGACAACTCCTTCGGGATTACGCCAATACCTGAGAACACACAGTATGATGTTCTGTTTGACTTCTACGACTCCTCTGCAGACTTATCTGTCTTTACGGATAAGCCAAAAATACCTGCACGCTACCACGATGTAATCGTAGCCCGTGTGAAGTATTACACTCACATTCTTAGGGGCAACGATCAGGCAGCACAGTTTTCCTTCCGTGACTATGAGAACGGTATTCGTAGAATGAAAACTGAGCTACTAAACCAAAAAGACTACATGAGAGCCGTCTAATGCCAATACAAGCATTTCCTGTAAACTGCGATGGTGGATTAGTCCTCGACAAAAGCGTGTTTGTTGCAAAGCCCGGTGAAGC